TGACTTTGCTTTCCTAGCCTTTACCTATTGCTTTACCTATCTAGTTCTTGCCTTTGCCTTTTGCTATTGCTTTGGCTTGTGGCTTGCCCGTAGGGAACTTTGCTATCCATTCTCTGGTTCTAGCGGTCATTCCCTTCCATGCACTCCAGTCTTCGCCCCCATTGCTCATGTGATAAGCAATCTGAGCGTTCACCACAGGGTTTAGCAGTTCGGCATTGGAATCCAATCCAAACTTCGCTCGTCTGTTCACACCCAACTCATCTAGCATGTTTATCTGAAACAAGCCGTAGGAGTTGTCGCCTGTTGAGGCGTTTCCATTGTGTGCAAGCGGTCTACCCGATGATTCTTTCTTTGCAACTGCCCATGCTTCTCGTAGGTCTTGTCCTTCGAACCCAACTGCTTTCAGTAGGGCTACCAGTTCAAGGTCACTCAACTTGTGAGCGTTCTCAAACTTGACAAGCAACTTTTCGCTGGACTCTTGCTCGACTACTGCTTCCAACGCTTCTGCCCTTGTGGGGCTAAACGCTGGAGTGACTCTTCCTACTCCGAATGTTCCTGAAAGGAACGCGAAGGCAAGAATCAGCACCACTAGCCGATTTTGTGTTTCTAGTTTCATCAGTTCTCCTAACCCAGAAAGTCATTGACAATTTCACTCGCCTTTGATTTCTGGTGTCGAACGCGGTGTAAATAGCGTTCGGTAGTTTTGATAGATTGATGACCCAATCGCTCTTTTACTTCATGGACATCAACGCCGTTCTTTAACAACTGCGTTGCGTTGGCATGGCGTAAATCGTGAGTTCTTGGACTCCAACCCATTCCTGATTTGGCTATTGCTTTATTCCAAATGGTTCTCCATGTATCTCGTGGCAGGTGACTCGGTTCATCAAGTATGACCTCACCCTTTTGGTATGACTTTGCTCTTTGCGACCTTCGGTATTCCCGAACTATCGCTTTACACTCGTCACACCGACAGACCCCACTTGCGTAGGCTCTAAGCGTGCCATGTTGGAACAGTTTTCCGTCTTTCACAAATGGTTGTGAAGACCCTTCTATGCCACAAGAATCTATAATTTTACCTTTTGGTATGACTTTGCTTCTCTCAAAGACTAACTCTTCTTTTCCTATGCGATTTGCCCTGACAAACGCCTTTACCTCTTGTATCAGGGCTTCGGGCAATACAACTGACCTCTTGTAACCTGACTTAGTGGCATCAACGACTAGGAATCTACTGTTTGATTGAGCGTGAGTTACTTCTTTAACACGCTTCTTGCCTAACTCGCTGACACGCCTCTGTATAAAAACTTCTTTTGTATTGAAATTAAAATCTTTTAATCGAATCTCTGTGGCTTCTCCAAAGCGTGCGCCTGAAGCAACAAGGAACTTCGCAAATAACTTTGCGCCCTCTGTTGGTAGGTGAGTCACAATCTCCTTGAACTCGTCAGGCTCGACCACATTGGAAATGTCCGATTTGCCCACTTTGACCTTTATGCCCCTAGTTGGGTTGATTTGGGCTATTTGCCCCTCTTGTAGCCATTTGTAGAGTGAGCCTAAGCACGCCTTGATTTGAGCCAAAGTCGCGCCACCAACCCCCTGAGCCTTCAATTCGCCCAAGAGTTCCCTCACTTCAAGCGTGGATACCCCTGAAACCTGTTTAGAGCCGATTTGAGGGGCTAAGTACCTCTTCCAAAGTGATTCGTACCCCTTCTTCGTGATAGGCAGTAATTCGGCGGTTCTAAGCCATTTATCGGCATACTCAGAAAGGGTCAAATTAGCCCTTGAAAGGCTCTCTAAGCCCCCATTCTCCATGCGTAGGGCGTGATACCTAGCCTCACTCTCAGACCCCCATGTGCCAGCAGACAGGCGTTTAGACCCATGCCTGTAATACCCTGTAAATCGTGCGCCACGCTTGACCACATAAGCCATGAGATACCCCCAAGTTACCCACGAGTAAGTTACTGATGAGTAAGTTACCCACCAGTAACACCTACCGCAAATCCGCAAACCCTACTCACGAGTAACTTAGCGGGTATAAAAAAACCCCCAATCTTGTTTGAGATTGGGGGTTTAGTCATAGTGACCAAGCGACTTAGACGAATTGATTTATTCGCTTATGTGTTTTTCTGAATCAGTAACTAACTCAATCTCTGATTCTTTGCGATTGAGATTCCACTCTTCGATTGTTTTTCGATTCCATACAGGAGTTCTTCCTATGTATGTATCAGGTTCAGGAAGAGTGTTCCTTCTTCGATAAGTGTAAAGAGTTGAATACTTTAATCCTAACAACTCACTTACTTGGTCGTTCGTTAGCCATTCTTGATTCTCTTTCACTTTGATTCCTTTTCATAAAGTTGTTGTGATTCGTTATCGAACCACACATAAGGTAAATCGTTTGTAATGTTGAAGTGATAGTAAGTTGAATCTTTACGATTCAGATTACTTTGGTGTGAATTATGAAATGCTGAATTGCCAAACCACTTTGGTAACTCACAATCAGGATACATTGAATGAATCGCAACGAATCTTTCACGCATTGTGTCTTTGTATCCACGAGCAATCCATTCATCACAGATAGCGATTCCGTATTCACAAAGTAACTTCTCGTGACCACGCCACAAATTAGTTGCAGGGTGATTCCGCCAGCCTTTTGTTTCTCCACGAAGCGCACGAAGTATCTGCCACGCTTCAACGCGTTGCTTACCTAATCGCTTGTAATCAAGAGCCTGAGCCGATTTAACAAAGTCGGGATAAGGCAGGAATGTATTAACCATTAGTCACTCACTCCTGTATCCCAACCACAATCAGAGCATGACCAGTTGCCTTCTTCCGTCATACTCTCGTAAGTAACTTTTGCGCCACAATCGTTACATTTCATGATTCATTCCCTTCTGTGTTTTCGCCACAATCACATTGACCACAATCACAATGAGGTGTTCCGTCAGGTGCTTCGCAGACATCACACTCTTCAATACTTACTTCATAGTCTGCCCACTTTGCTAAATCGTAAGTTGATTCTTCCAAGATAAACTCGTGGGCTTTCTCGATTGCTTGTTCTTCATCATCTGCCGTCACTTCATAAGTAACTGAATTAAGAGATACGCGAACTGTGTAGGTAGGTGTCATTAGAATCCGTCACTTTCTACTTCAATAACTTCTATTGAAGTGTTTATTGGGTCTTCTTCTTCATACAAGTCCATGTTACTTAGTTCTTCATACGCTTCTTCTTCCGAAGAGGCATACACAACAACAGAGTGTGTAGTCACAATCTCAACTTTTGCTTTGTATCTAATCATTTGGATTTACCTCTTTCTGCTCTACGAATTAGTTTGTTTCGTTCATCTTCGGTAGTGCCACCCCAAATGCCATAACGAATCCGATTCGTTAATGCAAAGGAAAGACACCTTGTTGAATCGTGACATTGAGAACACAAAGATTTCGCTATTGAAATCTTTTCAATGTCTTCGGGCAAGGTTTCTCCACTAGGAAACCAAATCTCAGGGTCGTTCTCTTGGCATGGTGTCTTGTCGTAATCACGAGCCATTGGAACTGTGAGATTGAAGACAGGGTTGTTAGTCGCTCTCTTCGGTTGTGAAGAAGGAAGAGTTACTTTCTTTCTACTTTGTTGTGTCATTCGTTTATTTCCTCTCTTTGTTCTTTGTTTGTGTATTCGGGAAGGTTGTTGTTGTTTTGGTGGTCGTTCTCGTTACAATCCGAACAAATTGTTTGTCCTGTTCCATTCTCACAACCACACTCGCAATCACACTCTCCACAATCTTCGCAGTTACATTCTCCCCAGTTTTTAATACGCCATTCACAAGTTGTTTCTCCTTCTTCCTGAGATACGAGTTTTCCTTTTGATACTTTAATTTCTCCTTGAACACCCATTCCCTCTTCATAATAAGAAAGAGTTATGTCAGCAAATGGATACTTTTTAGCAATCGCCTCAATAACTTCAAGAGGCGGTGACCACGCAGTATTGAATGAGATTGAAACTTCTGTTTCATCTTCAAGTTGCATTTCAACATCACAGGCGTTCCACTTAGTTCCCCACTTAGCAACTCGAAAGTCATACCAATCCGAGTATCCGTATTTATCTATCATCTCTTGTGGATTCTTAGTATTTGGCGAATCACAATCAAGAAGTTCTTGTGGGGTAGGAACGATTCGATTAAAGTCGAATGGTTGTTCTGAATCGTTTGTAATGCCCTGAATCAACTTTGTAAATTGTTTAGGAGTTTCTGTTGTAATGATTAAAGTATTAGAACACCAATTTGGCATGAGTATTTCCTTTCTTTCTTTGTAATAGGAATCAGGTGAGGGCAGATACAACTCGCAGTTCATGGTCGAAAGGAGTTTCGTTTAAGCCCCAAGAATGGTCATGATTGTTCTTAGTATTGAGAAGGTTGTAGGGAATGAACAAACCTACAAGGTCAATCACTTTAACCCTCACCTGATAAGTTTTTATTTGATTAGTTGTTTGTGGGCGTGGTATCTCCAGTTTTTAGCACGCTTCACAGTAATAATGTCGTGACAGTTATGACAACGCACTACACACTTTTGTATTTCTTTTTTAATCTTGTGTAATGGTTGTATGTCACGAATCATGTCAGCGATTGTGTGTTCCTTTTCGCCCCTTGTATGTAAGTGGTCAAAGGTCAAGGTGCGAATGTCGGAATCCATAGTTTTAATTATTTGGTTGATTGTTGAAGTCGGAACTTTCCCACGAAGTAACTTCTTGACCTTTAGTTTCTTCTTGGCACAATCAACACAAGTGTTTTTCTGAAAGTAATCGGTTAGGAAAGAGTAAATCTCTTCCTTACGCTTTTTACGAGTCCGATACATTCTTTGTAATTGAGCGCGTGTTCTTTTCTTATAGTGTTCTCTCTGATACTCGCCTTGACAGGGCTTACAGTAAGGTTGAACTCCACTCGCTCTCTTCTTGTTAAACGAAGTGATTGGTTTTGTCTTGCGACACCTACTACAAAGTTTTGTTTTCATTACAAAACTTTCTTTAAGGCTTTGTATTGCTTTGTTGCTTTAACTTTACGGCTCGTTGCTTTGTCTGCAATAGACATTTGATAACGCCATGAGTTAATTTCTAAGTGTGTTTTTATTCTGTGACAGGTAGAACACCTGACCACACACTTCTTCATCTCTTTTTTTAACAAGTTAATAGCGGTGTTGCTATTGAGTGCATTACCTATGTTGAACTTCTTGCTATAAACATGGTCGAACTCTAGTGCTAACACATTGTTCTCCCCACAATCTACGCAAGGGTGCTTCTTTAGGTACTCGAACACCAGTTGTCTTGCTTCTTTATTGCGAGAGATAGTTCCTTTCTTTTGTCGCAAAGAAACACAAGACTTACATTTACCTTCCCAACCTTCTTTTCCGTTCGCTTGAACTTTTGGTTGAAACGCTGAGAAAGGTTTGTTTTTATTACAACCATTACAAGGGCGTAATCCTTTTGCCTGTAATGCTTTGCGTTTTGCCATGCGTGTTGCACCGCCTTTGCGGTGAAGAGCAAAGCACTTTTTGCACCTTGCTCTTACTTTATAGACACCCCAATCGTATTTATTAAACTTCGATAGGGGTAAATCTACAAAGCAACCTATACACACTTTTGTTTTCATGTGTTCTCCTACATAGTAACTTTATTTACACAGTTAAAGCAGAACCACATAACAGGTTGTCCTGAACTATCTGTTATGAATTGACCTTTAATCAAA